CTTGGCTAGGCGTAAAACACCAAAGCCAGGGACGTCAGCCTTCCGTGAGCGACTTGCATCAACGGCCTCCGCAAGCGAAGGCCAGAGAGAAAGAAGCGCACGTACATGCTGATTCGAGACGCGATCGGACGCAGCACTCAAATCGAGTGTCGCCAGGGAACCATCTCTGGAACCCTGTCTAGCCATCTCCTGGTTAGGGATTTGACTAGAGTAGTCCATCAGCTTCCCGAGGATCTCATCTCTCGGGAGGAGCTCAAGGATCTGCTCATGAATTGCCTGCTGTGCATACATCATGCACGTAGGTTCCATGGCAATGATCCGAGGCGTCTTGAGCGTCTTCGGGACGGTAATGACCCTTACGGGCCGTTCCGCCCCAGGTTCGAGGATCGACACGCGGTCAAGCACCTCAAGGTGCTTGTACGTCGGGACAAGCCAGTCCATCACTGGAAAGACCTTGTCAAGACGCTCCGTCCACTCGCGGTTGTCGTACTTGGCGTTGCCAAGAAGACGATCCGCAGTGGATCCGGACCCATGCTTTGGGCGAAGCTCCCCAAGAGCGACCATCAGGTCAAGCTTGGAGAACAAATCGCCACAGAGCAGCGTTCCGACACGGATGAATTCTTCTCTTGCGAGAGGAAACTCCTTGTCGGCCCGGCGTACGTCCTGCTCACACTCGACGTAACCGCTGATAGCCTTGGCTATCCGCGCATCCGTGCAATCGAGGTGCATCTTTCCGAACGCCAGAGTAATCTGACGCAAGGACCGAATAGCCTCAATGCTCGGACGGTCGAGGAGTAGACCGCTACTTCGATCGAACACGAGCTGAAGGAAACCTCCGAGAAATCGGGGGAGACCTGCATGCTTCTGGAAACCCAGAAACATGTCGTCAGTTACCTTACCGACTGAGAGGGCCCTTTGGAGGTCCCCACAGAAGGAAGGTAGAGATATCGTCAAAAACGATATCCCTTCGTGTTCAACACGTGCCGTGTCAGTTTTAATGTCACGGTCGGTGCTGATCCCGCATCGCTCACCAGCCTCGCTGATGAGCACCTTTGCGAATGCGATCAGGCTTTTCAAATACCCTCCTTATATGAGGTGTCATTTCCATAGCCGATGTCATGGTTATTTCAGTGTTTACGACTGAAAAGTCGTAAACTTATCAAGGTTGGTACCATCCAGCAAAGTGCCGATAACGGCCTTTACGG